TTGAACTGCGTCCAAATCATCAATTGAAAACGGAACGGATTTGGCGGTTGTGATTGTAAGCGTTTCGTTGGTTTCGGTTTTGTTTGGAATAGACAAGTCAGTGCCACGGGTATAATCCTGTTCGTAAAAACGATCAAGATAAGGTCGGGTGACGGATTGTCCGCGCTCCAAATTGGCGCGTTCCTCGTAAGATGCTTGAGCGGCATAGACAGGTGTCGAATAACGAGTCACCTGCATGCGGTCAGACATCTTGGTTTCAAAAACATGCGTGTTGGCCATACTTTAATCAAGATATCGACTTCCGTTTCGAGACATCGCCCTAACATATTCTTTGTATTTCGCGGGATCACCGGAGGCTAATTGGTGTTCTTCTTCATCGGTCATTTTATCAAACGATCTTAGATCGCTTGAGCGACCGCCTGAAGTTTCTGCCGTATAGCCGTTTTTAAACTCGAAGTCATCTCGTTTAACTCGATAGATGTCTTCTAATTTATAAGTGTTATATCCCTTCGAGAATGCCAATTCGGTGATTTTGTTTTTCACCTCTTGAATATGTTGTGATGTCGCTTGTGGAAAGTCTTTTTGAATTAGACTCACGACTTTTTCGTCAAATTCTTGGGAGACTTGAAGTTTGTTTCCTTCAATTTCTTTCTCTCGCAAAATTTGATCATACTTTGATAGGTCAGGAATCTTTACGGACTTCTTAAAGACATTTAGCAGTCCTTCAACAGCTTTAGTCTCTAATCCGTGTTCTTCCGCCACCCTCTGCAACTCCTCGCGGTAGTCGTCACCGTGATTTGTTTTAGCCTCAAGTTCGGCTTTTTCGGCTTTCAATTTTTCGATTTCAGCCTTGACCGATTGTTCGGCTTCCTCTTTGGCCTCCTGTTTGGCTTTCTCGACCGCCTTGCGTTTTTCTTCTTGCGCTTTGGCGACCGTCATCGTCCAAACAGGTCGTTCCTTGATTTCTTTTTCAGACTCTTTCTCGGAGTCTTTCTCTTCGGGGGTTTCGGCCGTTACCTCCGAAGCGCCGGCTGACTTTTTATCATCAACTTCGGCATCGTTGACTTCTTGAGCATTTGCGTCCTGCTCCGCGGACTTCTTGTCTTCATCAGACATACGATAGATTTTTAGTCGGGTTGACTCCCGACCAGCTTTTTATAAGCCTTGCTGGTTTGACAAATGGTTTGTATCAGCGCTTCCACGCTAAATAAAATCCGTGTCGGTTTTAATGACACGGACTTAGCCACCAAGAATGGCACAACGGTCAGAAGGCCACCCTCAATGGCTGAATTCGTGCCATCAAAGATTGACCGTTGTTTGTTTTTATTTTTCTTAGACCTCGACCGGCTCTTCATCTTCTTTAACTTCTTCAATAATCTTTTCGGTTTCATCCAATAAGGTTTCGTCAACCGGAGGAACGATTGGCATTTCTTCATTTTCCATATTTTATGAATTTTTTTTATAAACAAATCCTTTTGCGAGTTCTTTAAATTGTTCGCCGTGAATTTCCTGTGTATATTCTCGGACAACTTGTTCGCGACCGGCTTTCGATACTTTGGATACGATGACTGAATATGGGGTTTCCTGCGAAACGAAGTAATGCCACTGTGTCGGTTTAAGATTGGCCAAAACCTCTTTTGGTATTTCCATTAACCCGCCTTCTGTCATTATCCTTCCGTCAATTTCGTGAACAATTGAATCAACCAGTTCTTCTGTTTTTTTTGCCATGTTTTTTAAATCTTCAACAGCTCTGGTGGCAACAACTTCTTTTTGTTCTTCTTCCTGTTTTGTTTTTCCCATTAGTCCTTCAAGTTTTGATACTCCCCAGCGTTTATCATATTCAATCCCCAACTTATCTAACTCTCTCCAAAGTTCTTCTTTTGTCATATCATTCATAGCGTTTAATGATTTCGTTAATTTGTTTTAATCGCAGTCCGGCGACATTCATTTTATCAAACAACCACGAATAACATCTTCTTTCGGCCATCAAAACATCTCTGGTTTCTTTAGTCATTTCTTCTCTCGTCAACAAAACTTCATTAATCGAATCAATAATCAGTTTAAGCTCCTCTATGAGTAGTTTTAGTCCACCGTGTTCTTTTAAATCCAGTATCAATGAGTTCACTTTAGCACTTTTTTCAAGTTTTGTAAAACGCTTTTCTTGTTCAGGATATTTTTCAATTAGTTTTTGAAAATCCATATTCTTAACCCATCATTTTAGATATGTTTTGCGACTGTTGAGCTGTGGCCTGCGGTGTACCAGACGGCTTTTCAAACGGTTGTGCCACTTGAGCCATTTGTTCTTGTTTGGTTGGTGCCGGAACATTCACGCCGCCACCAGCCATTCGCCCATTCAACATATCGCCGGTTTGTTCTATTGGCAGACCGAGTTTGGCCACCTCCCCAACCTTCCGGCGGTACATATTCGCCGCCAACACCTTCTCGTGAGCCTTCACATAATCCATTAACATTACAAACTGTTTCTTCATTTTTTCGTCTATTCCGACTTCATTTCCTTTGTTGTCCAGCTTTACATAATCAAGATTTTCTCTGGCAAAATCAACGATTCTTTGAATAAAGCTAAGGTCGGCGTTCAACACCAGTCTTGGTTTCTTATCCAGCAAAACCTCTTGAATTGCTTGATCAGCTTTTTCCATCATTTCTTTGTTGATTGCCCCTTCGATATCCAGTGCTTGTTGAATTTCGTCATCGGTGATTCCTGTTTTCTGTAATACGGTTTTAATAACCCAAACCGGATTTAGCCTGTCGCCATAAGAAGCCGTAAGTTCGCGAATGGCTGTCATCTGTCTTTCATTCTCAACCATTGTGGTTTCTTGTTCATCAGATCCGCCGGTGAGAATAACATCATCAACATCATCCACATCTTTAAAATCTATCTTTTCAATTTGCGCCAATTTTAATCCGTTCTTGCCCAACATCTCCACCTTCTTTGCGTCAGTTAAGTGGTCTTTAAGACCCCAGAAAAAACGATAACCTTTGTGAGCGTAGCTCTCGTTATATTCCTTGTTGATAACTCCGATTCGATCGGCCTCCTGTTGTAGTCGGCCGTAAAACACCCCCACCTTTTCATCAGATGGCTTGTCGGAGACTCCGGTTCCACTTATGCCGCTTTTATCGGTGGTCAGTGTATTTAGATACTGAACCAGATTTACAGTGGCGCTGGCTTCTGGAGTTTCAACCGTAATTACATTCGGATCAAAGCCGGGGTTCCTTAGAATGACATTATCCGGCACATAATCCATTAGTTCGTTCAAGTCAACCAAAGCGCCGGAATCTACCATTCGCATTGGTCTAGTGCGGCGTTTTTCGTTTTCTAACGCCATATTCAAAAGAAAACGCATGGCTTCCGAAACCGGATAAAAGTCATCGGCCGCGCCCTTGGTCCAAAAAGCAAACTCATCAACATTTGTCGCCCAAGATACATACGGAGTCTTGCCGTTTTTAAAAACCTTTTGAAGCTCCTCCGCTCTCACCCAAACATTTGTTAGTGGATCAAACAAAAGATAAAACCATTCGCCGCCTGAACGCATTATCCATTCCGTCAGGTTCACGCCCTCTTGTCCGGCGAACGATGAAGTTTCGACATCCACACCCAACACCTTGAGGCGATCAAACTTGTTCTTGACCACCACAGATTCACCGTCTTTTAGCGTGTCTCTGCGATTCAACAGCAGTCCGGCCTGCGTCTTATCGTAAATACCGGCGTCAACCGCAAGTTTAATATCCGGAATTGTTTTAAAGATGTTGGTTTCCCCATGGTAATTTCCGTCTTCTAAAAAGCCTCGTGTCGGATCGGCGACAAACGAATATACATCAACCACATCATAATGACTGCGATATTCATTGTCCACGCTGGTAGCATAAACCTTTGAGACTCCGCGACCGGACAACAACGCCTGCTTTTTCTCGGCGCGGTCTTTGCGACCCCAAGCGGCTCTGGTCGAGGACATCTCTTGAACCCAAGCGGCCTTCATCTTGTCCGACAGGGTTGGTTTGTTTGGAATCTTAAATTCCAGTGTTGGCGGATTATCAATCTTAGCAAACAGCGTATCCAGCGTTGAAGCCAAAAANGGAAACGGAATATTCATCATGCCGTCTCCCGACTCCATTGTCTTGTTATTGTACAAATCAATAATCTCATGGACGGTTTCCATTCGTTTCATTTTCGCGTTTAATCCTTGTTTTAGTTGCTCACTAGCAATCTTAACAAGTTCATCGGCTTTTTGTTTTGATAACATATTTTATCCCCATTTAGTAATTCCCAGATTTGTTCTGGTCTTTTTTGGTTGTGTTTTGAATGGTTGTTTTGCTAAGGTCAAAATATAACAAAGACTGTCTATCACATCATCTTTATTTCCTCTCGGAAACATCGTCAACTGATCAATCAATTTCACCTGATCTTTTTTTAAAAAAATTGTCCCCGCTTCAAACCGTGGCACCAAACCTTCAATTCGTCTGATTTTAGAAACACCGCTATCTTTCAGTTCGGTAATAACAAAATATTGATTGCGTCTTCGCATCTCGGACTCAAGATGCGGCTTAAAAGTATATTCAAACGCTTTTTGTTCCATTCCCACGCCGTCCGGTTTCCAGTATTCTTGAAGTTCAAATATCTTACGAATCAACTCTTGTTCATTTCCCTTGAAGCCTTCAGCCATTCTGACATACCAAAAATTCTCTTGGTCAACACTGACAACGGTAATACCGGTTTCATCAGCCGTTTTGTCTGTCGAGTAAGCCCGATCAATCGCAATGTAAGTATTATAGCACTTTTTCGA